ACGTGGTGCGATATTTCCGTTTCCTCAAATCGCGGCCGGCATTGCGCGACCAATCTTCCGAGGCCAAGGTGCGGGCTTACCTCACCGATCTCGCGCCTCACGTCGCGGCGAAGACGCAGAATCAGCACCTCTGCGCGATCAAGCGCTATTACGAGCAGGTGCTTCGGCGGCCGCTCGGTGATCTCGGCCAGTGGGCCTACGCCAAGCGGCCGCAGCGCGCGCCGGTGTGGCTCAATCCCGGCGAAGTGCAGCGGCTCCTCGCTTGCCTCTCCGGCACCCACGCGCTTATGGCGCAGGTCTGCTACGGCTCAGGCTTGCGGCTGATGGAGATGGTCCGCCTCCGTCAACAGCATGTCGATCTGGAGCGGCGCACGATCTTCATCCTCGGCGGGAAGGGCAATAAGGACCGCGTCGTGCCGCTGGCCCGAGCCTGCGTGGCTCCACTCGCCGAGCATATCCAGCGCGTGCGTGCACTCTGGCATGGCGATCTGGCCAATGGGTTTCCGCCGGTGCAATTGCCCGACGGGCTCGAGCGCAAGTATCCAAACGCCGGACACGAGTGGTGCTGGTATTGGGTCTGGCCCGGCCGCAATCTCTCCACCGATCCGGAAACGAAGATCGTGCGGCGGCATCACACACACGAGAATGGCTTCCAGAAGGCGATCAAGGCCGCAGCGCAGCGCGCCGGCATCGGCAAGCGCGTCAAGGTTCACACGCTGCGGCATTCCTTCGCGACGCATTGCCTCGAAAATGGGATGCCGGTCACGACGCTCCAGCGACTGCTCGGGCACGCCCATCTGGAGACGACTTCGATCTATCTGCATTGCCTGCCGCATCTCATCGAGCAGGCTGCGAGTCCGCTCGATACGTTGCCAGGGCAAATGCTAGAATTTCCTAGGGGCGAAACGTATAAGCTTGACAACTACACCGAAGGACGCAGAGCGGTACAATAAATAACCTGTCGAATACCGATGCCTTTGATTCCTCCCCATCCCTGCGCTCAACCTGGTTGTGCCGTACTCATCGCCGGTAGGCAACCTCGCTGCCCGACTCATCGGCTTGCGATGCGCGGTGACATCGATGCTCGCCGGCCCAACGCTACTGAACGAGGCTATGGGTATCGGTGGCAGCAATACAGCCGAGCTTACCGCGCCCGGAATCCGCTCTGCATACGGTGCGGCGGCTTGGCGACCGATGTGGACCACAAGCGGCCTGTACGCGGCCCAGGCGACCCGCTTTTCTGGAGGGCCGACAACCACCAAGCTCTCTGCCATTCGTGCCACAGCGCGAAGACGGCGGCGGCTGACGGCGGTTTCCGCGGCAAGCCGCATTGCGCAAACGTAATGAAACCTGACGTTTCTGGCGATACGTCGGTAAATTTTACGGCAGGGGGGCGTTCAAATCTCTATAGCCCAGCGGCTTAACACCGTTTGGCCCCCCAATTTTTTACTTCCACAAAATTTCCCATGTCTCGCCCGCGGAAACCAACAAAATTGCACGAGCTATCCGGAGCCTTCGCGAAAAATCCACAGCGCCGGGCCGCCCGCGTCGGCGAGCCGCTGGTCACCGGCGAGCTCGGGGGCGTGCCGGCCGACCTACCGGAGGACGTTGCGGCGTGCTGGCATGAGATTGTCGCGCAGGCAGTGCCGGGCGTGCTCACGCGGGCGGATCGTGTTATCGTGGAGTGCGCGGCGCGATTGCTTGCGCACATGCGCGCAGGCAGAGTGGGCGGCATCACGCAGCTCAAGGCGTGTATGCAGCAGCTCGGCATGACGCCGGCGGCGCGGTCGCTTGTGAGCGTGGCCGACGCGAAGGACAGCAATGAGTTTGCCGGCGTGTGACGCCTTGCTCGCGCACGCGCACGCGCAGAAGGCCGATGACTATGCGCGCGACGTAGTCGCTGGCGAGATACCGGCTTGCCGGTGGGTGCGACTGGCGTGCACCCGGCATCTCGCGGATTTGGATCGGCAGGCGTCGGCGTCATGGCCGTATCGATACGACCCGGAGCGCGCCGAGCGGGTATGTCGCTTCGCCGAATTGCTGCCGCATGTGAAAGGCGAGTGGGCGTTGCCTGATCCACGGACGGGCAAACCCTACCGCATTCGGCTTGAGCCATGGCAGTGTTTTATTATTTGCAACCTGTTCGGCTGGGTGAAGAAGTCGAACGGGATGCGTCGGTTCTCGCGGGCATCGATCTACGTGCCGCGCAAAAATGCGAAGTCCACGCTCGCGGCTATCCTTGGTTGGTGGATGTTCGCGAAGGATGGCGAGCCGGGCGCGGAAGTATATTGTGGCGCGACCTCGAAGAATCAGGCGGGGGAAGTATTCAAGCCGGCGCAAGAGATGGGAAGAAGCGAGCCACGATTGCCGGCGGGCGTCGGTGCGGTCATAAACGCGTCGGCAATAATTCGGCCGGCGGCAAACGCGCGCTTCGAGCCGATCATCAGCAAGCCGCGCGATGGCGCTTCGCCTCATCTTGCGATCATCGACGAATATCATGAGCACAAGACCGCCGCTCTATATTATTCGATGCGTACGGGACAGGGTGCGCGACGTCAGCCGTTGCTCTTGGTTATCTCGACTGCGGGGGACAACCTTGCGGGGCCTTGCCGCGAGGACTGGAAGACGTGCGAGCGGCTACTGTCGGGCGCAGCTGCTGCGGTAGACGAGACGCATTTCGCGATTATATATACGATTGACGATGAGGATCCATGGGACTCAGAGGCCTCGCTGAGGAAGGCGAATCCGAATTATGATGTATCTGTCACGCGCGACTTCCTGCTTGCCGAACTGGCGGTCGCTCGCAACGACGCTCGCAAGCAATCCTATTTCAAGACGAAGCATCTGAATCTATGGGTCGCGTCGAAGAGCAATTACTATAATGTCGAGAAGTGGCGTTCGCTCGTGGTCAAGCCGCCCGCTCGACCGCCATCCTTCGAGGACTTCACCGGGCAACCCTGCTATCTGGCCGCCGACTTCGCTAGCAAGCACGATCTGAACGCGCTCATGTATTTGTTTCCTCGTGACGATGCGCGCTTTTTCGTGCTCGGAAAATACTATTTGCCTCGGTCGACGGTCGAGCTTCCCGAGAATGAGCATTATCGAGCATGGGCGCACGACGGATTTCTCACGGTTACGGACGGGCAGGTGACTGATATTGCCGCCCTCGTGGCTGACGCAATGGAAGCATGCTCGCGTTACGACGTGCGCGAGATGCCGTTCGATCCGAACCGCGCTTGGGGTGTCTTTCCGCAGCTCCAGAATGCCGGCGTGCCAGTGATTGAGTATCGCATTACCGTCCTGACCATGAGCGAGCCGATGAAATACTTGGATGCGCTGATGCGCTCCGGGCATATCGAGCACGACGGCAACCCGATCCTCGAATGGGCGATCTCCAATGTCGTCGGACAGGAGGACAAAAAGGAGAACGTATTCCCCAACAAAGAGGATGTAGCGAAGAAGATTGATCCGGCGGTCGCGCTGATGATGGCGCTGGGGCGGGCAATGTTGTCGCTCAAGAAAGCGTCTGTGTATGAGCGGCGCGGCGTCCGGCCTCTGTAAGAATTGCGCTGATACACCGTAAAGTTGCGGAGAGTTCGGGAAGTTGCGGAGGTGGACGCAAGTCCGGCTTGACGAGCGGTCGATACGGGCGAAGAGGAAGCGCGCCGGCGCAATCCGCGTCGCGTTGATCCGCTCGCTCATGATATTCCCGCGATGGCTTACGAGCCGCCTTCCTTCGCCAGCTTCCGTGCTGCGCGCCGCCGCCACGGCCGCCCGCGTTCTGCTCGGGCTGATCCGCGCGCTCGATCTCAATGCGGTGTATGGCCTCGCCGGCCTGATCCTGATCGCCGCCGGGCTCGCGCGTGTATCCACGACGCTGGCACTGGTCGGGACGGGCTCGCTCATGTTCCTCGATGCGCTCCACGACCGTACGCCGTCCGCCGCTCCGGCGGCGCCTGTCGATCCCGCCAAACCCCCGCGCGCCTCCGCATGAGCCTGTTTTCCCGACTCATTGACCGCCGAAGCATGGAGGGAAGCAATCTCTCGAATCCGGCGGCGTGGCTCAATCGTTGGCTTGGCGGAACGCCAACGGCGTCAGGCGTGCAGGTCGGCGTGACCCGATCCCTGCGTGTCGTCGCGGTCTATGCGTGCGTTCGCATATTGGCCGAGACGCTTGGTTCGCTTCCGCTTCACCTTTACCGCCGGTTGCCTGGCGGGGGCAAGGAAGAAGCAACCGATCATCCGCTGTATTCGCTGATGCACGACGCGCCGAACACCGAGATGACCTCGATGGAATTTCGGGAAACAGGGATGGGGCACGCAGCGTTACGCGGGCGCAGTTACGCGCAGATTGTATTCGGCAACGACGGCCGGCCGGTCGAGCTGATCCCGATCCACCCCGACCGCATCCGCGTAGGGCGCGAGCGTACGACGCGCCGGCTTGTGTACCCTTACGACCCTCCGGACGGCGGTGCTCGCCGCGTATTCGACGCAGAGGAGATCCTTCATGTGCGCGGTCTTGGCTCGGACGGACTGGAGGGATATAGTCCGATCACATTGGCACGCGAGGCGCTCGGCCTGACTATAGCCATGGAGGAGCATGGCGCCCGGTTCTTCGCGAATTCGGCGACGCCCACCGGCATCATCGAGCATCCAGGAGTCCTCGGCGAAGATGCATATAAGCGATTGCGAGATTCGTTCGCCGAGAAATATGAAGGGCTCCGCAATTCGTCGAAGCCGATCCTGCTGGAGGAAGGCGTAAAATGGCAGGCCATCGGCATCGACCACGAGAACGCGCAATTTCTGGAAAGTCGAAAATTTCAACTCTCGGAAATCGCTCGCCTGTTCCGGGTGCCGCCGCATATGATCGCCGACCTCGACAAGGCGACGTTCAGCAATATCGAGCAGCAGTCGCTTGAGTTCGTGATTCACACAATGCTGCCATGGTTGGTTCGACATGAGCAACGCTACAACGCGCGGTTGCTTCTGCCGTCTGAGCGCCAGGAGTATTTTTTCGAGCTGAATATCGACGGTCTCCTGCGCGGCGATCTGAAATCGCGTTATGAGGCGTTCCAGATCGGCCGGCAAAACGGCTGGCTCTCGACGAATGACATTCGCGAGATGGAGAATCAGAATCCGGTGCCGGGCGGCGACGACTACGTAATGCAGATGCAGTTTGTCCCGCTCGATCAGCTCGGCGCGGTGACGCAGAGCAAGGCGGCTCCTGTCCGTGACGCCACGCCGGCGCGCGATCTGCGGAGCATCCTTCTGCCGTCGCTCAATGCCGCCTGCGCTCGCGCGGTCCGCAAGGAGACGAAGGCGCTCGCGGCGCTTGGCAAGCGCGGTCTGCCCGCATCGGAGCTGGCGCAATTCTACGCGGAGCATCGTCGTTATCTCGCGGATACAATCGGCCCGGCCTTCGAGGGCGCGGGCTGCGCAGGTGCCATGCCGGCTTTCGTCGCGGAAATCTGCACGGAGTCGGAGCGATTGGCGGATGCCGCCCGCTCCGATCCGTCCGCACTGACCAACCTTTTGACCCACTGGGAAACCTCGCGCGCGGCCGACATCGGCAAGCGCGCGGCCGATCTCCTGCCAAACTGATCCGAACATGAAGACCATTCTCGAAACCATTCAGTCCGCGCTCCGGGATGCGAGCGCCGCCGCACCCGAGCGCCGATTCGTGACGCACAAAATCGAGTTGCGCGCGGGCGAAACATCGACCGATCCGCGTATCGTTCGAGGCTACGCCGCAGTTTTCAATTCCAAGTCCGAGAATTTGGGTACGGAGGATTATCCGTTTTTCGAGATTATGGAGCCGGGCGCGTTCGACGATGTGTTGGCCGACGACGTGCGCGCGCTGTTCAATCACGATGAAAACCTGATCCTCGCCCGCAGTGCTGGCGGGAAAGGGACGCTTCGTATCTTCCAAGATGATACAGGCCTCGGCTATGAGTTCGCCGCGCCCGACACGTCTTATGCGCGCGATCTTGTCGTGAGTCTGGACCGCGGCGACGTGGATCAATCGTCCTTCGCATTCCGACTCAAGCCCGACGGCGACCGTTGGGTCGAAGAGAGCGGCATCGTGACGCGCACGATCAAGCGCGGCGGAATCGGACGCCTCTACGATGTTTCGCCGGTCACGTATCCAGCCTATACTGACACGGAGGCGCATGGTCTGCGCTCGCTGCGCGGACTGCCGAAGCCCGCACCGATTGCGGCTTTCTCGTCGATCATCATCCGTCGTCACCGCCTCGCCCTCGCGGAAGCCGAAGGAAAGTAAGCCCGACCGATGCCGCAACGATTCTACATCGAGACTACGACAGGCGCCGTCAGCCTGACGGCTACTGGGCCGGCGTTGCCGAGCCTGTCGTTTTATCTGCGAGACATTAGCGCGTTGGATATAGTCTTTCTCGAAAACGGAAGCGAATGCACGAGCACGGTTCTTGCGGGAACGAATATATTGCGGACTGGACTAAAGAGTGTGCCGGGATCGCTGCTGCTTGCGGGGTCGAGCACGCACACGCTCGAGGGCGAGGTTGCGACCGTCACGCTTTCCCTCAATACCGCCGAGCTGCTAGCCTACTTCGAGAGCAATATTCCCGGAGGCGCGAGCGGTTCGGCGTTTTTGTTTGAGGTGGAAGTTTCGAGTCCGGATAATACAGCGCGCGCAACGTATGCGCAGTTGCCGGCAGTGGTGCAACGCAGCGTGCTCGATCCTGACGACGAGGATCCAACAGCCGCATCTGTATTTGCTGGGCGTGCGGAAGCCGCGGCGGATCGCGCCGAGGATGCGGCGGATCGCGCCGAAGCGGCGGCCGATGATCCAGGATCGAGCGGCCTTGCCGATGGCGACTATGGCGATATTGTCGTAAGCGGCGGCGGCACGACCCTGACAATCGATAATGAGTCGGTGGGCGCGGCGAAGATCGCACCGGCGCTCAAGCCGAGCGGCACGGCCGCGACGACCGACGAAGCTCTGAGAGCACTTGGCACGGCTGCGGGGACTGCGGCGGCGGGCGATGATTTGCGCCTGAGTAACGCTCGCACGCCGACGGCGCACGCTGCATCTCACGGCGATGGTGGGAGCGATGCGCTGACCCTCGCTCAATCGCAGGTCACCGGGCTTCCCGCCGCACTCGCGGACAAGGCTCCGCTCGCATCTCCCTCCCTTACGGGCGCGCCGACTGCCCCGACCGCGACGACGGGAGATGCGAGCACCAAGCTCGCGACCACGGCCTTTGTTGCCGCGGCAATTGCGGCATTGATCGGCGGCGCGCCCGGCGCACTGGACACCCTCAAGGAAATCGCCGACGCCCTCGGCGAAGACGAGGATTTCGCCGCGACGATTACGAGCGCGCTCGCTGGCAAGCTCGCGAAATCGGCGAACCTCTCGGACCTCACCGATGCCGCGGCTGGCCGCACCAATCTCGGCGTTGCCGTTGGCTCTGACGTGCAGGCGTACAGCGCCAACCTTGCCGCGCTCGCCGCCGTCGTATCCACGGCAACCGGACGCTCGCTCCTGGCGACGGCCTCAGTCTCGGCGGCGCGCACGTTGCTCGGCTTGGTCATTGGGACCGACATCCAAGCCTACAGTGCGAATCTCGCGACCTTCGCCGGTATCGCGCCGGCGGCGAATGTACAGTCGATGCTCGCGGCCGCGAATTATGCCGCGATCAAGGCGCTCCTCACTCTCGGCAATGTCGACAACACGGCCGACGCCGACAAACCGATCAGCACGGCCACGCTGGCCGCACTTGAGGAAAAGGAGGACGTCGATGCCGCGAGCAAGACCTACACGCGCACCGACGAGACGGCCAAGACCGCCACGCCTGTGCTCACGCTGGAGAACACCACGCCTTCGGCGAGCAACGCCAACACGCGCCAGTGGTCGCCGGCCCTCCGCCTCATCGGCCAGGGCTGGGACGGCTCGGCGAGCGAAGCCGTCGAGGTCACCGCTTGGCTGGAAACCGGCAGCGCCAGCCCACATGCCGTCGGCACCTTCGTGGTCGAATTGCGGAAGCAGGATGGCAGCGCGACCCAACTCCGCTTCTCAGGCGACAGCGGCAACCTGACCGCCGCCGGCCTCGTCGCCGCTGATCGCTTCGGCAAGACTTCGACCTTGGGCGAGAATGGACTGACGACGGACCAGGACACGCTCTACATCACGGCGGCCAGTGCGATTCAGCTGACCAATCCCGTTCTGTTCGGCGAGGCGATCGGCGGTTACGCGCGGCTCGCGGCGGCGGTGGCCGGCGTGCTCCAGTTGAGCAACGGCGCTGGTTCGGCCGATGCGATTCTGCGCGGCGTCGCCACGCCGACCGCGAACAACGACGCCGCACCGAAAGCCTACGTCGACGCCGCGCAGCTGCGCAGCACCGTCCTTGTCTCGGGTACGACCAAGACACTCGCGCTCGCCGATGCGCACACCGTCCAGCCGTGCACCAACGCGGCCGGCTGCACGATCACCGTGCCGCCGAATAGCGACGTCGCCTTCCCGATCGGCACCGAGATCCTCTTCCACGTCGCCGGCGGTCCGGTCACCTTCGTGGCCGGCTTCGGGGTGGCGGTGTATCCGGCCTATACGTTGGTCAGCCCGCGCAAGTTCTCCGTGATGAGCCTGCGCAAGACGGCGACCGACGGCTGGGCGCTCGCTCCCTACGGCTTCGTCCCGGCCGGCGCGCCCACCGTGGCCGAGAGCACGATCGCCCGCACGCTTTCGACGGACGACGTGGGGAAATGGATACGCTGCACCAATGCCGCCGCGATCACGATCGCCGTGCCTGCGCAGGCGGACGTTGCCTGGCCCGACGACACCGAGGTCTACATCGAGCAAGCCGGCGCCGGCGTCATCACGCTCGACGACAGCGATGTGACCCTCAACGGCGCATTGTCGAGCGCGGGTCAATACACCGCCCTCGGCCTGAAGCGCGTCGCCGAAGACGTGTGGACCGTGATCGGAGGTGTCGCATGAGCAGCCGCATGATGGCCATCATCGCCGCGGCTGCCGCACGCCGTGGATCGGGCGGCACCGATGCCGACGCGCAAGACTTCTTCGATCGCGTTTCGTCAAACTCGGGCACGCTTTCGAGCGGCACGCAAACAGCCGTCTCGGCGTTCGTGGCCTCCGCCAAGTCTAACGGCTACTGGTCTCTCTTGTCCCGCTTTAACCCCATGTGCGGGGACTGGTCGGCAGCGGTTGTCCCGTTGATCGTCGGTGGGGGCGGGGACACCGACGCCTCCGTTGGATATTCCTCTGCTGACTATAGCGAGTCCACGGGCCTCGTCGGGGCCGGCACAAACACCGCTGACACCGGCCACTTTATCAACACGGGATATTCCGCGGCGGCTGACGACCCCTCGGATTGGGGCTGCTTCGTCTACGTTAGCGGGGTGCCCACCAGCAACACCTATTATATGGGCGTCGCGAAAGACTCTGGCCCTGATTCGTATTCGGGTGTTGCCCAAATTACAACCAACCTCTTGGGTTTCATCGGCTGCGCAGCGGGA